TTTTCAAAAATCAACCCGTATCAAGCTTTCGATCCGATACCCGCCTCGATCATTTTGAATCCTGCCGTGGATCAATGGGTGGAGCATCGCACAGTTTGGGCTTCGGCTCAAAGCGAATTTTTTCATCAATTTATTCCTGGTACACCCCCGCCAGGAATCAGGGGAGAACAGATCCTTACCACAACCACATCTAGAGATGCGCTAGTCGGTGTTCAGTCTTCTGCTGTCACTTTTTTAAGGCAGATTACTGTGGCATTTTCAGTTTTTGGATTTAGCGCAGCCGAAGGGCTATTAACCCTAAAATTTGATGGGCTGACGATTCCCACGCCGGGGCAAGCGGTTGCCAATTTGAGCGGCGCAATGTTCGGAAGCTTTTTGATTCCACCTAATGTTACGTCGGGCACGAAATTAGTAGAGTTTTTTGGCAACCAAGGGAGCTACGGCGGGGCGTTTTTTGTAGGCTCAGGTCGGATCGAAACCACGGTAATGCAACAAGTCAACACGATTTTAACCCGGCAGTTTGACCCGCTAGCCCAGACATTTAGGTTAGCCGCAGCCAGACATTTGATTGGCGTATCCCTCTATTTCACTGAGATTGGGGACATTCAAAACAAAGTTGTAATCGAAATTAGGGAGTCTGAGAACGGTATCCCAACTAGCACCACTTTGGTAGATGGCATCCTAGCTGGCAATGATATTGTCTTAAATGCCTGGAATCGCATTGACTTTTCGCGCCCTCAAATTGTTCAAGCGAACACTGAATATGCGATCGTAATTCTCACGGATGACGCTTTGCACTCGGTTGCCATCGCTGAATTGGGTAAGTTTGATTCTAATGGCAATCCTGTTTCTACCCAGCCCTACACTGTGGGGGTTTTGCTTAAATCGAGTAACGCGGTTACCTGGACTCCCTTTCAAGAAGCCGACTTAAGTTTTGTTCTTCATGCCGCCCAATTTACGGCGCTGACTCAATCCTATTTGTTAGGGTCTATCACCCAACTTTCAGCTTTAACTCTGACCAGAACGGCGGCAGTCGCGACCTTTACCACTCTCAGGGAACACGGCTTTATCACGGGCGACAGTGTGCTGATTGCGGGCGCGACTCCAGTCGATTACAACGGGGTCAAAGTAATCACTAGAATCTCATCTACTGTTTTTACTTATGCGATCGCTGGCACTCCAAACAACCCTGTCGGGGTGATAACCGCTGTTCTGGGGGATGCGACCGACCTGATTGTGCTTGCTAATATTGCACGGACTAATAATTCTACGCTGGCGAATTTTACGGTAGATACGGCTACAAGGAGCTATCGATTAGATGATAATGCGGGGTTATCCCTGCCTGCTTTGCTGAATGAGCCTGCTACTTTATCTGTTCATTTGACAGGCACAGCTAACCTAAGCCCGATCGTATTTGCCGGATCTCAGGTTGTTTATGGGGAAGTCGCTCCAACTGCAAATTACGTCAGCCGATCGTTTCCTTGCCCCCCAAATTCTACGCTTAGAGTAACTCTGTCCGTCTCGTTGCCAAGCCCAGCTTTACTCACAGTTGAAGCTCAAACCGCAGCAAATACTTGGGTGCCTTGCGTTTTAGGCACTACTTTAGATTTGGGCAGCGGGTGGATCGAGCAAACTTATTCAGCGGTAAATATTTCGCCAGCGCTTAACTTAGTTGCTTTTCGATTACTTTTAAGCGGTACATTTCTGGGCAGACCGTTGCTAGCAAATCTTAGAGCCGTGGTGATTTGATATGCCAGATGAAAGAACAGCTAATCGAGAATATCTTTTACCTAATCCCGGTCATACTCTGGCTGTGGATGTCAATCGGCTGCGAGCAGCTTTGGTGCAAATTGATGCTGATGTGGCTGCAAATTTGATAGCGGATGCTGCAAGGTCGATTTTGATTGGGAATAATGCTTTAGCTGCATCGGCTACCTCCACTGAAGTTACAGCGCTAAAAGCTGAACCGATTTTCACAGGTAACGGCTCCGTCCCGAATCAGGCGGTATCAATTAATAGCTCTTCGATTGCCAATACTAAATTTGTCCAGGATGTCGTCGCAGCTAGATTGTTTTTGCAGGGATTCATCAATGGATTAATCACGGCTCAAAATGCAACCACGCCAAACACTCATATAGATATTGGGGTGGGCGCTGCGTGGACGGGCGATCGCATAATCCAAAATGTCGCCACTTTTACGAAGCGATTAGATGCGATTTGGCTGGCTGGTAGCGGTAATGGTGGGCTTTTCAGCGGCGCAAGAGCGGCTAATACTTGGTATCATTTGTTCGTTTTGAGGAATGATACGACGGGTGTAATCGATTTTGGTTTTGATACTTCAGTCAGCGCTGCAAATCGCCCTGCTGGATGGGCTGCTAGGATTATCTGGAGCGTGAGAACTGACGCGAGTAGTAATATTATTCCTTATTCTCAGGTGGGCGATCTCAATCTGTGGGCTACGCCGCCCGTCGATATCTCTAATCTTATCAATATCCCTTCTACTGGAACTCTCTATACTGTTTCTTCCCCTTTGGGGTTAAGCTGCCCTGGAATTTATAATTTGGTCTATAGCGGGTCTACTTTTGATTTTCTGTATCTCAGTAGCCCGGCACAAAATAATGATGCGGCGGACTTTTTAGGCTCTAGGATGCACGTTCAAGGGGGCGGTCAACTCGTCGCACTCGCTCGAATCTATTTGACTACAAACACTAGCTCCCAGATCCGCATACGAGCTACTGCGGTTAGCTCGAACCCGTTATATATGAATATCTCTCAATTCCAGCATCCTAGAGGGAGGTTGATCTAATGCCTTTTGTTACGCGTGATCCAATTACTGAAGAAATAACGGGCGGCTTTGCCAATTTACAACCGGGCTTTGCGGTGGAATGGTTAGCCGATTCCGACCCGATGGTTTTGGCTTTTTTGCAACGTGATTCTTTGCCTGATTGGCAAAAACTCTATACCTCTTTGCAATCGTCAATATTTCTAGGCAAGGCAAACGCAGCCGCCCAAACTAGCCTGCCTGCTGCAACTGCTTTAATGTTTTTAGTTAGCGCAATCACTACAACTAAAGATGTTAATGATTTAGCCTGGGCGGTCGCGAATGTGAGGGAGGCAATGGCAGCGACCCCGACAGGAGATTTCACGCCAGAAGAAATTGAATCGATTAATCTTATATTTATTGATTGCAATTTTTCATACCAAATAGAGTAGAGGATTACCCATGGCAGCAGCACTTTCTAATTTTTTGCACGGGATAGAAGTAGTCGAAGTTAATACAGGTTTTCGGTCAATTCAGACGGTATCGACATCTGTAATTGGAATTGTAGGAACAGCACCTCAAGCCAGTGCGATCGCGTTTCCACTCAATACCCCCGTGCTGATCACTAGCCCTCAAGATTACCTGCTGCTAGGAGAGACGGGTACATTACCAATCGCACTCGACTTAATTTTTGCTCAGTACGGGGCGATAATTTCTTTGGTTCGAGTGGCAGAAGGAGCCAATATAGTCGAGACTTCCGCCAATGTGATTGGGGACACATCGTTGCAAACTGGCATAAATGCATTGACGCTTTCGAGCGGGGCGATTGGAGTGCAGCCTAGGGTATTAATTGCACCCGGCTTTACCCATCAAAGGTCTACAGGCGGGGTGCTTTCGGTTACGGTTGGTACACAAGGAAGCGGGTATTTAGTCGCGCCGATCGTAACTTTTGCCGCGCCTCCAGCGGGTGGGGGACTTACTAAAGGGGTGGCAATTTTAGGCACAGGGGTAGACGCTGGAAAAGTCGTCAGCGTCGTGATTAATGATCCTGGTAATGGCTACTTAGCTGCTCCAGCCGCCACTTTCGCAGCGCCACCCTCAGGCGTAACGGCGCTCGGAATTACTGCAATCGGCACTGTTAGAAATCGGGTATTGAGCAACCTGATCACCGTAGCCCAAAAGCTACGGGCGATAATTATTGCTGATGGCCCTAACACAAACGACGCGGCGGCAATCCAAATCGCTGCTGACTTTGACAGCGATCGCATTTACGCGGCTGATCCGTGGGTAGTGTATGGGGGCGTATCTACCCCTTACTCTCCTGTGCTAGCTGGATTGATTTCCAGGAGTGACAACGCGAGAGGATTTTGGTGGTCACCCTCGAACCAGCCGATCAATGGAATTGAAGCGATCGCCCGTCCGATAGAATTCACCATGGGAGATTTTTCGAGTAGGGCAAACATCTTAAATGCCAACCGCATCAACACGATTATTCAGTACCAAGGTGGGTTTAGATCTTGGGGGAATCGGACTCTCGCAAGTGACTCTAGAATGACCTTTATCACCACTCGCCGGATTGCTGACGTAATTGCCGACAGCATCTCAGCAGCGCATCTTTGGGCGATCGCCAATAATATCTCTACCGTGTACATCGCCGAAATATTGGAGACAGTAAAGGCATTTTTACGCCGTTTGTCTGTGCAGGGTGCAACTTTAGGGGTGGGAGAGGTGTGGGCGGATCGGGCAAGGAATAGTGATGCTGATTTGCTCCAAGGGCACGTCACTATCGATTTTTCCTTTACCCCGACTTTTCCTGTTGAGCGGCTGACTTTCAGAAGCTCAATCACTACTGATGGGTTTAATACGATTTTCGTCCAATAATTTAGGGGATTAAATCATGTTGAATGTTCCACAAACTTTAAGCAATTTTAATTTATTTGTAGATGGGAATTCCTGTTTAGGAATCGTCAAAAGTATCGAAACACCTAAGCTCGAAGTCGCGACGGAGGGCGTTAGGATGGGCGGTTTTGACGCAGAGCTAATGATTGATCTAGGGCTAAATGCCCTGGAGTGTACATACACAATGCTTACGTATGATAAGGAATTTTTTGAAACCGCTCTTAATCTAAATTCCAGCGCCACCCGCTTAATAGCAAGGGGCGCTTTAAGAAGGAGTGGAGAACCCGTAACCCCCGTAGTCATTACCTGCCAAGGGGCGATTAACATGATCGATTTTGGTACATGGGAAGGGGGAACTCTAAGCGAAACACAATTTACGATGAATTGTGAATACTACAGCTTGAATGTAGGAGGGGAGGATTTGATCGTAATCGACATTCTCAATGCCAAGCGGATTATTAACGGTAAGGATGTCTTAGCTGAAATGCGTACTGCTTTAGGAGTTGCCTGATGTCGAAACCGACCCCAAAACCTGACATCAATTCACCCGATGGAATCACGATTATTCTTGACTATCCCCTCACGATAGACGGGGCAACTGAGATCACATCGATTTTTATGCGCCGCCCAAAAATGAAGGATGAGATCTCTTACATGGATGCCAAGGGGGCGCAAGGCAAAAAACTGCTAGGTTTATTGTCTTCCCTTACTCAAATCGCGCCTGATGATTTGTTGAACTTGGATGCCACCGATAGCGATCGCCTGTTCTTGGCATACCAAAAAATGAAGGGTATAGACCCTGACAAGGAGGGAAGTGAGGAAGGGGGGGAGTAGCCGAATCATTTAGGAGGGCAACGCTGATATTCTGCCGTGACAACCACACTTCGATAGACGCGATTTTATCTATGGATTACGTGGATTTTAATCGATGGCTACGGGCTAGCGAGAAATTGAATAAAGAGATAGCTAAGACAAACAAAGCAAGGTGATCCGTGGCTGGCAAAACTTTTCCTGTAATCGTTGAGATCGGCGGCAAAATCGCAGCTTCGTTAGGTGGCGCGATCGGCAGTGCTGAGGCGCGATTAAAGAAAATGCAAGCCATCCAAAATTCCTCTTTAGTTCGGGGTGCAAAATCGTTATTGCCTGTATCGCTTGCAGCGGGTGTGGGGTTGGGCGTGATGGTAAAACAAGCGTTTGATTTTGATGCTTCCCTCAATTCGATTAAGAGGACTGCCAATCTAACTAATACTCAGATGGCAGGCATGTCAAAGGAAGCGCTCAAACTCGCGCCTACTCTGGGAATCCTGCCAAAAGAGTATTTAGAAATTGCCGGGGCTATGGCAGCACTCGGAACCAAAAAAGAAGACTTAGCCGCTGTTACTTCTCAGGTCGCGAGACTAGGTATGGCGACAGATACACCTGTAGAAAAAATGGCTGATATGGGTCGTCAGCTTACGGCTGTGAATAGCATCTTTAAGCAAAACATTGCACAGTCTGAAATTTTTGCAGGTGCATTAAATTATGTTGATGACAATATCGGAGGGACGGCTTCTGGGATTCTAGACTTTACAGCGCGGGTCGGTTCGATGGCGGCTACGGTCAAAATGTCATCCCAGGATACGGCGGTGTTTGGCGGGGTGATGGCAAAACTAGGCTTACCTGCTGATCGGGCATCCACATCTTTTAATGCGATGGTAGGGTCACTCGCGAATATTTCAACAGCCGCTCCTAAAGCCCAGAAAGGTTTTGCTGCTTTGGGAGTTGACGCGGGTAAGGTTACCAGCTTAATGAATAGCGGCAAAAGTACCCAAGCAATTCAATACTTCCTATCGACTTTGAATAAATCGAAACTGCCATTGACTGAAGTCGTAGGCGCTATGAACAAAGCGTTTGGGCGTGAAAGTGCCGATGAGATCCTAGCACTATCCAAAGGCTTAAAAGATGTTGATCGGGGTCTAAAAGGAGTAGCCGATACGTCAAAACTAGCTAGCTCAATGTCGGAAGCCAACGCAAATTCTCTCGCCACAGTCGGCGGTCAATCGAAAAAAATGATGGCAACTCTACAGGCGATCGCTGTCCAATTTGGCAGCATTTTATTGCCGCCGATCAATGCTGTGCTTTCAGCCGTCACACCGCTGCTCCAAAAGTTTAGCGAGTTCGCCAGCGTCAATCCTTGGGTGGGGGCGATCGCTGTAGGTCTGTTGGCGATTGTGGCGATTGTCCCACCTTTAATCGCTGGGGTCGGGGCAGTTGCGGCGGGTTTTGCAGCCATAGGTGGTGGCGCTGTTCTAGCTCCAATTTTAGCGATCGGTGCGGGCTTAGGAATTCTGGCGGCTATAATTCCGAGTGTTTGGAGCGGCTTACAAAAAATGGGCGCGGTTTTTATCTCGTCCCTCTCGCCGGAGGCTGCTGCAATGATTAATGCAGGCTTGGCAATGATCGGCGGCGGTTTGCGGAATATCGGATCGGTGATCATGGGCGTTATCCCTATGATCCTTCAGATTGGATCAGGATTTTTACAGGGTGCGACGATCGCTATTCAGGGCGTGGCAATGATCGCAAATGCCCTTGCTGCTTTGCCTGCCAAAACCAACGAGATTATCAACACGGTTAAATCGGCTTTCCAGGGTCTTCCTGCATTTTTGGGTAGCATCGGAACCGCAATGATGGACGCTCTCGCGAGTGGAATAACAAGTCGGGCTAGCGCGGTAATTGGATCGGTAAATTCCACCTTGGCTGGCATCAAAGCAATGCTGCCTCAATCAGATCCAAAAGAGGGTGCGCTCAAAAACTTAACCCAACTTGGCAGAAACATTCCGCTCACTCTGGGACTTGGCGTTACGCAAGGGAGCGCGGGTCTAACCTCACCAGTCAGTGCAATGATGGGGGATAGTTCAACAGCGATCGCCTCAGCTTCTCCATCGGGTGGCAATGTCGGTGGGGCGAGTGTGATTATTCACGCGCCTGTCACGATTAATGGGGCGGGTGGGGACACTGGAAGTTTACAAGCTCAGATACAGGCAGCATTCCAAGAAATTCAACAGCAGTTCGAGTTAGCCCAAAGAAGTTCTTTAGCGTAGGCAAACAAAATTATTTGAGGTTCGGTTTGTGGATATTTTATTAAGTTGGGGCGAGTTCCAATTCTCAATCGAAAGCCTAGCCTACGATTCTCTTTCCCTCTCGACTGGCTATAGATGGGTAGAAATAGAGCGTATCCTTAGAAACCCAGCAAGTCAGTACATGGGCAAGTCCTCAAAGCCGATCAAAATATCTGGCGTGACTTTTCCTCAACTGAGCAAAAAAGCCGACTCGCTAAAAAGTTTAAGGGAGCTAGCCGACAAAGCCCTGCCTTACATGCTCACGAGCGGCGGTTCAGAAGGTCGAGTCTTTGGGGAATATATCTTGGTTTCAATTGAGGAGAGCCGATCTGTTTTCCTTCCAGGCGGTCAGGAGAGAAAGAACTCGATCTCCCTTTCCTTTGAAGAATATGGGCGGGATAAATCGAATAACCCGCTCCTAAAAGGAGATTTATCGATTGCAAAGGAAACGGCGATCGCTGGTTTTGTCCCCAGCCCTAGCGACCTATCAGCCCAAAATATTGGTGGCAAAATTGCAGGGTTTTCTAACCTCAAAGGGATGCTAGATTCTGGATTAACACCGGGTAATCTTACAGCCCTTGCCTTGCCTTTGGCTGTGGGGGATACCGGGAAAGTCCCCGACCTGCTGAATAAAATGGGACTCCAAACAATCGGAGGAAATCAATCGGCTGCTTTGGGTACTTTGGGCGTAAATGCAGCAGGATTACGATCGAGTTTCCTAAGTGGCAATGGTGCGATAGGAACAGCGATCGCCCTTACTCAAATGGCTAAAAATCCGTTGGCAGCATTGCAAAGTCAATTGCCGATCATTGCGCCCGGTTTGTCAGCCGATTTACAAAAGTGGGTAGGAAAGGCGGAGGGTCTCACCAAAAGTTTGAACGTTGATCCAAAATTGTTCCAACAGTTGCTAGCAGGTATCGCGCCATGACGATTAAATTGATCGACGTTATTGAATATTACGCAGCCTTGCCTCATCAGACTAAGGCGATCGATTATTTGCAGAGCGCTATTCCTGCGGATGTTTTAGCGAAATTTGCTGAGCTATGGAGAGACGGGCACACACCAGAGCCAAAACCAAAACAGCCAAGACAACTTATCTCTATGCAGCAGGCAACCAATATATTTGGCAGGGCACCATTAGTAAAACAATTTTGGGACTTAAACGCTTGCCTTGCTCGGTTTGACATCACGTCCCACAAAAGGATGAAACAATTTCTTCCTCAGATTGGGCATGAATCGGGGGGGTTGCGACACACCCAAGAAATTAATTCTGGTTGGTATATCCCAGAAAAGTTTGGGCTGCCCAGGGTGGCAGATGTAGACGGAAAATATATGTATCGCGGGGCAGGTTGGCTACAAATGTCTATGCCCGAAAATTATTTAGCTTTTAGCAAATATATGGGAGATCGTAAAATCTATGATTTAGGGTGTCCATACGTAGCCGAAAATTATCCCGGCACAGCGTCAGGATTTTGGTGGATGATCAATGGCATGAATGCACGATGCGATCGCGGTGATACTTTGGAGCAGATTTCACGTATGGTCAATCTCGGTGGAGCAGCGGGTGTGATAAATGGATTGGCAGATCGTCAGATGTATTTTGACAGAGCGACTAAAGTTCTAGGCTGATAAAAGATGAGAATCTACACTTGTAAGGCTGGCGATGAACTGGATTCAATCTGCCATCGTGAGTACGGTTTTTCACGCGGTAGCACAGAGGCGGTGATGCGACTAAATCCAAAACTGGCGAATAGTTTGCCGATTTTGCCAGAAGGTTTGGAGATTATTTTGCCTGATTTTGAAGCCAGGGAATCAGAAGTAGTGAGGCTCTGGAGTTGACGAAACCCCAAGTTAAAATCGCAGTAGATGGCGAGAATGTCTCTGCCCAAATTATGGACAGGCTCATCAGTCTTACGCTTACCGATAACGCCGATGGAAAATCAGGCGACACCCTACAACTTACTTTAGATGATCGCGATCAAACTCTCCAAGTTCCAACGGCCGGTCAGAATATCGCACTCTCAATCGGCATCAATGAAGGTGAGCCGTTAGTTGAAATGGGGAAATATGGCGTTACAGAATGCGGGTTTGCAGGCGGTTCAAGCGGATTTACCCTTACTGTCTCGGCTACCAGCGCGGGTGTAGTTCTCAAAGATCACATCAATCAAAGCTGGCATGACCTTGTGATGGGGGATGTTCTTAAAGAAATTGGCGAACGCAATGGTTTGCTTACGATCATTGACGCGGCGATCGCTTCTCAGAAGATTCCGCATATAGACCAAACCGAAGGCGACGGCGCTTTCCTCCAGCGATTGGCAAAACAGCAGGGCGTGATAATCAAGCCAACGGACGGAAAATTGACCGTAACCGAGAAGGGTAAAGCTAAGAGTGCTGCGACTGCAAAGGACATCTCGCAAACCATAAACCTAATCGATTGCATCTCCTACAGCGCGACTGCCAAAACCAAAACCGCAGCAAGTTCTGTGGATGCAAAGTTTGTCGAGAGCAATGCGGAGGGAAAA